GGGGTATATACAATGGGAACGAGACTTGATTTGCAAAAATTATTGGAATCGATTCTGGATAGCCGGAATGTGTATTATCAACCACCTAACAATCTCCATATGAAATATCCAGCTATTGTATATGAGAGAGAAGATATTAAGAATGGCTTTGCAAATAACAAAGTTTACACTCAAGGAACCATATACTCGGTTACGGTTATCGATGAGGATCCGGATAGTGAATACGTTAAGAAAGTATCTCAACTTCCTACAGCAAAATTTAATAGACATTTCGAATCAGACAACTTAAACCATGATGTGTTTACACTTCATTATTAAATCAAGGAGGACAATAACTTATGAAACTTGAATGGGATAAGGCCGGTGAACGTCAGTTTGAAACCGGTGTAAGCAAAACAGTATTATATCCTCAGTCTTCAGAGGGAACCTACCCTAAGGGTGTTGCATGGAACGGTGTAACTGCAATTACAGAAAGCCCTTCTGGTGCAGAACCTACAGCTCTTTGGGCTGATAACATGAAATATGGTAACCTTATGTCTGCTGAGGAGTTCGCAGCAACTATCGAAGCTTATATGTATCCGGATGAGTTCAAAGCTTGTAACGGTGAAGCTTCATTAGCAGGTATTGCTGGAATCACTATTGGACAGCAGAAGCGTCAGACATTTGGTCTGTCTTATCAGACACTAATCGGCAACGATATCGAGGGTGACTCTCTTGGCTATAACATTCATCTTATTTACGGATGTCTTGCAGCTCCTTCAGAGAGAAATCATCAGACTGTTAACGATAGTCCGGAAGCAGAGACTATGTCTTGGGAAGTATCTACTACTCCTGTTAATGTAAAGAATGCTAAGCCTACTGCTCATTTGACTATCAATAGCACAACTCTTGCTGCAGAAAAGCTTACAGCATTGGAAGCAGTTCTTTATGGTTCCGAAAGCGAAGAAGCTCGTTTGCCTTTACCGGACGAAATCGTTACAATCGCTGGTAGTGCCGTAGCAGTCGGTTAATAATTACACACTAAGAGGGTCGTATTCAGGGTGATGGGCTGGCGACCCTTTTTCATTTGAAAGGAGAATATTATGTACATTAAAACAATCAACTATACAGATTACAACGGAAATACAAGAACAGAGGATCACTATTTCAATCTAACAGAAGCGGAAGTATTGGAGATGGAGATGTCTACTAATGGTGGTTTTTCTGAAAGGATTAAGAGAATCATTGCTGCTCGGGATACAGCAACTCTTATTACCATCTTTAAGGATTTGATTAAGAAATCTTATGGTAGAAAGAGTCTTGATGGTAGAAAGTTCGAGAAATCCGAAGAGATTTTCAATGAATTCAAGGATACAGAAGCTTATTCCATTCTGTTTATGGAACTCGCCACAGATGCAAAAGCAGCAACAGAATTTGTAAATGGTATCGCACCTAAGAAAAAATCAGATGCTCCAGCACCTGTAGCAGGTAATGTGGTACCTATGAATTAGAAATATTGGAGAATAGAGAATGCTTAGATTGACTATAATGGTTTCTGGGGAACAATGGGATGAAATCAAAGAAGAATTTATCCCTCCGAAGTTTCAGACTATACAGTTAGAGCATTCTTTAGTTTCTCTTTCAAAATGGGAAGCTAAATGGCATAAACCGTTTCTTTCAAAAATAGATAAGACTCCGGAAGAGACGGAAGATTATGTCAGATGTATGACACTTACACAAAATGTAGACCCAGAAATATACAAACATTTATCCGCTGAAAATATCAGAAGCGTCAATGAATACATTAAAGATCCAATGACAGCTACATGGTTCTCAGAGGATAAAACAAAATCGAAAGGTAAGAAAAATTCAGGAGAACAGATAACTGCCGAATTGATTTATTACTGGATGATTACATTAAATATCCCATTAGAATGTCAGAAATGGCATTTGAATCGATTATTGACATTGATTCGAGTATGTAATGTAAAAAATCAGCCTTCTAAGAAAATGTCTAAGAAGGATACCATAGCTCGGTATGCAGCTTTAAATGCAGCTCGAAGAAAACAATTCAATTCAAAGGGATAATAAAAATTTAATAAAGAAAGGATTAAGGTGATAAGATGACGAAAATCTTAGGAAAATCAGTAGCCACTGCCGAACAGATGGCTGCTTTTTTATTGTCTAAAAATCCAAATCCAAAGATTAATATTCCGGTGGAAACATTTTGCAGACTGTTTCTATATATGGGAGCACTTGAGGGAGTGAGAGGTGATCTCTCTTTTATTCAATCGTGCAAAGAAACAGGATATTTTGCATTTAATGGAACTGTAAAACCGGAACAAAACAATTATGCTGGTCTCGGTACAACAGATGTAAATACTCCGGGCGCATATTTCCCAGACGAAGCAACCGGTATTCTTGCTCAGATTCAACATGCAAAAGGATATGAAGGAACCGACCTTGTATATGATTGTGTTGATCCTAGATATAAGGTTTTGATTCAGTGTGGAAAACTTGGAACTGCTAAACATTGGGAAGAATTGGGCGGTTCATGGGCTGTACCTGGTTATAGCACCAAAAAGTATGCTTCTTTGGAAGAGGCAAATAATGCAAAAGATAGCTACGGTTATCAGATTGTCAACATGTTTAATGAAATGATTGGATATGAGAAAAAGGAAGAAACAACTCCAGTTGAGAAAGACCTTCCATTAAAGGGAATTAAGATTTGTATCGATCCCGGACACTATGGAAAGTATAACAGATGTCCATCTATTCCTGCTTATTACGAAAGTGAAGTGATGTGGAAGTTACATCTTTTACAGAAGAAATATCTGGAAGAAATGGGAGCAGTCGTTATTACGACTCGTAAGAATGCGAATACCGATTTAGCATTACATCTTCGTGGACAGGCAGCAAAGGGTTGTCACTTATTTATTTCCGACCATTCAAATGCTGTTGGCGGTGGTATGAATGAAAGCATCGATTATGTTGCTGTATACCATCTGTGCGAAGATTTATCTGCTACTTGCGACGATATTAGCGAAGAAATTGCGAAAGGTATTGCTCCTGTGATTTCACGTGTCATGGGAACAAATCAGGGATATAAAGTGTTAACCAGAAAAGCATCCAATGATCGAAATGGCGATGGTGTGATGAATGATAACTATTACGGTGTGTTGCATGGTGCGCGTACTGTTGACGTGCCAGGTCTTATCTTAGAGCATTCATTCCACACCAATACTAAATCTGTAAATTGGCTTTTACAGGATGCTAATCTCGATGCCCTTGCAAAGGCTGAGGCAGAATACATTGCAAGTTATTTCTCAAATACCGAAGTGAATATCGAAGATAAATCAGATGTTCCTTATTGTATTAGAGTAGCAAATGTTGAGGTGGGAGATGTATTAAACATTAGAAAAGAGCCAACTGCTAGTGCACTAAAAACAGGACAGCTCGCTTACAACGATCCTAATAAATACACAATCGTTGAAGAACGAAATGGTTGGGGTCGTTTAAAATCCGGCATTGGTTGGATTAATTTGTATTATACAAAAAAAAAGATCTTAATAGGGAGAACAAAACTATATGATAAGTTTCAGACAAAAGGGCGATTTTTCTAAGACTATAAATTTCTTGGAAAAAGCAAAAACTGCAATACATATTAGTGATTTCGACCGATATGGAAAAGCGGGGGTACAAGCCCTTTCGTCTGCAACGCCTGTTGATACCGGGAACACTGCAAAATCCTGGTATTACAAGATTGTAAACAAGAAAGGGTCAATCACTATTACTTTTTACAATTCAAATGTTCAAAATGGAGTTCCAATTGCAATTATTCTGCAATATGGACATTCAACGAGAAATGGAGGCTGGGTCCAGGGTCGAGATTACATCAATCCTGCGATTCAGCCTATTTTTGACAAAATTGCAGAAGCTGCTTGGAAGGAGGTTACCAAAAGATGAGTAAAACCGTTGACGAACGCGTTGTCCAAATGCGATTTGACAATAAGCAGTTTGAGAGTGGTGTACAGTCCACATTATCTACATTGGACAAACTAAAGCAAAGTTTAAAGCTTACGGATGCTTCGAAAGGTATTGAAAATGTAACCGCCGCCGCCAAAAATTGTGACATGTCACCAATGGCAAGAGCAGCGGAAACAATATCTGTAAAGTTTTCAGCGATGGAAGCGATTGCTTTCACGGCGTTGCAAAATATTACCAATTCGGCAATTCGTTTTGGTAGTCAGATTGTTTCGGCATTAACCGTTGATCCGATTAAGACGGGTCTTCAGGAATATGAAACGAAAATCAATGCTATTCAAGTAATCCAGGCTAATACTCGTGGTAAAAATACCATGGATGAGATTACTGCAGCTTTGGATGAATTGAATACATATGCTGATAAAACAATTTACAATTTTGCTCAAATGACGAGTAACATTGGTAAATTCACAGCTCAAGGTTTGGATGTAAATGAAGCTACAAAAGCCGTACAGGGTATGGCAAACTTGGCGGCAGCTTCTGGTGCTAGTGCGGAAGATATGTCACGAGCAACTTATCAGATGTCACAGGCTTTGAGTGGTACTATTCGAAAGATTGACTGGAATTCGTTGAGAAATGCCAATATGGCAACTCAAACACTGAAAGATTTATTAATCGATATTGCCAAAGTGGAAGAGGGACTTGATGTTAATGCAATGATTGCAGACAAAGGAACCTTTGAAGATACTTTGGAACTTGGATGGTTATCTGGTGATTTGTTCACAGAAGCTATGAATATGTATTCGGGCGTATATTCCGAAGCAGAATTGATCGCTAAAGGATATAGCGAAGAACAAATTAAGAATTTCTTGGATATTGCAGCTACTGCTGAGTCGGCTGCAACGGAAGTAAAGACAGTTACTCAGTTATTTGATGTTTTGAAAGAAACAGCTCAATCTGGATGGACTCAAACTTGGGAATATGTAATTGGTGACTTCGAAAGTGCAAAGAAGACCCTCACACAAGCTCAAGTATATTTAAGTGATATGATAAATGCTTCTGCCGATGCAAGAAATGCGGTTATGGAAGCATGGAGTGAAGCCGGTGGACGAGATGACCTAATTCAGGCATTAGTCAATACATTTCAAGCTTTACTTGCCATCGCTACTCCGATTAAAGAGGCATTTAATGAGATATTTCCACCTATGACTGCAGATAGGTTAATCGGTATGACCGAAGCATTAAAAACCTTTACAGAGAAACTAATCATTGGTGAGAAAACTTCTGCAAATCTGAAACGAACCTTTAAAGGCGTATTTGCAATATTTGATATCGGATTACAGTTATTAAAAGCATTAGGTGGTGGATTTGCTGATTTGGTTGGATATTTTCTTCCAGCAGGTGATGGTTTGTTAAATATGACCGGAAACATGGGAGATTTCCTTGTTGGAGTTAGCGAAGCAATTAAAACCACTGATATTTTTGGCGAAAGTGTTAAAAGAATTACAGACTCTATTAAAATTTTTGCCGATTTTCTTGGAAGTTTTGTTAGTGATGCTATGGTTAGCTATGCTGAAGGTGGAGAAGGCATGGCAGGCGCGTTTGAAGTTGCATTTGATAAGATGGCTTCCGTTGTTAGCATGTTCCTCGATATCATATCAACACTTACCGGAAAAGATTTATCCGAAGTTAAGAATAATATCGTTGGATTCATTCAGGATATTAGAAATAAAGTAGTTGATTTCGTATATGAGATTCAACAGAATTTCGATTTTCATCCATTTGAATTATTTCATGGAATCTTGGAACGCATTCAAATTCGAATGGCTGAAGTCGGTCAAACGGCGAATAGCATGAAGGGTGGTTTTGTAACAGCGATTGTCGCTATGGGAACAGCTCTTGCTAATTGTAAGTTTATAGAAACACTTGGAATTTTATGGAACGGTGTAAAAACCATCGTAGGTGGAATTCTTTCTGCTCTAGGAACATTAGCGAGTGGAATTGTTGATAAGATTGGAAATGCCGATTTCAATGGTGTTTTTGATATCATCAATAGTTTATTGGCTGGTGGAATAGGTGTAGGAATCTATAAGTTTATAAACACTTTGAATGATGTATCGTCTATTGCTGGAGGATTTAAAGAAAGTCTCCTTGACATCCTTGGTGGTGTAAAAGATTGCTTAACAGAGTATCAGAATTCCATCAAAGCAAAGACTCTAATGACCATCGCAAGTGCTATTGGTATTTTAGCAGTAGCTTTAGTAGCTCTTTCATTAATCGATAGTGAACGACTAAGTGCTTCTCTTGGAGCAATGACTGTTATGTTTGCAGATTTAGTTGGTGGAATGGCGCTCTTAGGAAAAACAAATGGAATCGATGGCGTTGGAAAGATTACAACAGCTATGGTTGGTATGTCCGTTTCTATTCTAATTCTTGCTTCAGCTTTAAAGAAAATTGGAAGCTTGAACTTTGGAGCAATGATGACCGGATTAATTGGTGTTGTTGGTTTAACAGCTACAGTTACCGGCGCAATGATTTTATTGAGTAAATACGCTCAAAATGGAATCAAAGGAGCTGCTCAGATGGTTATTCTGGCGGCGGCATTAAAACTTTTATCGGATGTCTTAGTCGATATTAGTTCGTTAAGTCTTACAGAAATAGGTAAAGGTTTACTTGGTGTGCTTGGACTAATGGGAACATTGGTTGGTTCTATGGTAATTCTAAGTAACTTTGCACAAAACGGTGTAAAAGGCGCAACTTCAATGTTGATTTTATCAGCAGCTGTAAAAGTATTAGCATCGGTATTAAAAGATGTAGGTACATTAGATATGGCTACCATTGGAAAAGGCATTTTAAGCGTTGTAAGTCTGATGGGAACCCTTGTTGGAGCAATGGTTATTGTTAGCAAGTTTGCGAAAGATGGTGTGAAGGGTGCGACCTCTATGGTTATCATTTCTTCTGCAATTGTGATACTATCAAATGTCCTAAAAGACTTAGGAACCTTAGATTTAGAAACAATCGGAAAAGGTTTGCTCGGAATTGTTGGATTGATGGGTAGTATGGTTGGAGCAATGGTGCTTCTAAGCAAATTTGCAACGAATGCAGCTTCAATGTTAGCAGCTGGAGCGGCCATGGTCCTTGTAGCCGCAAGTATTACCATTCTTTCAAAAGTATTGGCAGAGTTCGGTAGCATGAATATCGAAACACTTTTACAAGGTTTAATTGGTATTGGTGCATTGTTATTAGAAATCTCATTGATGCTAAATAGTATGAAAGGATGTTTAGGTGAAGCAGCAGCACTTATGGTTGTTTCTGCCGCATTATTGGCATTAACTCCCGTATTATCTGTTCTTGGAGCTATGCCATTAGAAAGTATTGTAAAAGCACTCGGAGCATTAGCCGGAGTATTTATTATTCTTGGTGTTGCTGGAGGAGTTCTAAGTGGTTTGGTACCTGCAATTCTCGGTCTTGCAGGTGCTATCGCATTAATCGGTGTTGGAATTGTTGGATTCGGCGCTGGTATGCTATTGATCGGGGTTGGATTAACGGCAATCGCAACTGGTTTAACAGCTTTAGCAGTAGCCGTTACAGGTGGAGCAACAGCTATCGTAGCAGGTCTTACAGTTATCATTACTGGCATTGCAGCCCTAATACCGGCAGTTGTAGCAAAAATCGGAGAAGCACTAATAGCTCTCTGTCAAGTAATTATAGACGGAGCACCTAAGATTGGTGAATCGGCAGTTGTTCTGGTACATACGTTAATCGGTGTACTTGTCGAATGTGTACCAGCATTAGCAGAAGGTTTGTTAGCTTTGATTGTAGGTGTGCTGGAATCTTTAGTTTCCCATGGACCGACAATCGTAAAACTGATTATGCAGTTCTTTATTGGTGTCTTAAACGAATTCGCCAATAATTTACCACAATTGATTGTTGCGGCGGTCAATGTACTCATGGCATTCTTCCAGGGTGTTGTGGATGCATTAGCAAGTATTGATACGGATGCTTTGTTGAAGGGTATTGTTGGTGTCGGTATATTAGCAGCAGTTATGGCAGCTCTTGCAGCGGTTGCAACTTTGGTACCTGGTGCTATGGTAGGTGTACTCGGTATGGGTGCGGTTATTGCTGAATTAGCATTAGTTCTTGCAGCGGTTGGTGCCTTGGCTCAACTTCCTGGATTGGCATGGTTAGTTGGTGAAGGTGGAAACTTTATGCAGCTGGTCGGAAATGCAATCGGACAGTTTATTGGTGGAATTGTAGGCGGTATCATGGAAGGAGTTTCAAGTTCACTTCCAGCAATTGGAACTGATTTATCAGCCTTTATGACTAATATTCAGCCATTTATTGATGGTGCAAAAGCAATTGATCCGGCTATGTTAGAGGGTGTAAATGCTTTAGCCCAAACAATTCTTATTCTCACAGCAGCTAATTTGTTAGAGGGTCTTACTTCTTGGTTAACAGGCGGTAGCTCAATGGCAACATTTGCAGCGGAACTTGTACCATTCGGTGAGAGTATGAAAGCATATGCAAATGCAATTGCTGGTATCGATGCAAATCTTGTAGCAGAATCCGCTACAGCCGCATTAGCATTAGCGGAATTCGCTTCTAAACTTCCAAATTCTGGTGGTTTGATTGCTCAATTCACAGGTGAGAATAGTCTTGCCGCATTCGCAGAGGAATTAGTACCGTTCGGTGCGAGTATGAAAGAATACTCTGAAGCTATTAAAGGAATTGATGCCGAAGCAGTTACAGCATCAGCAACAGCAGCTATGTCTTTAGCTGAGCTGGCTTCTAAACTTCCTAACTCTGGTGGTTTAGCAGGTTGGTTCGCTGGAGAGAATGATATGACTGCATTTGGTGAGCAGTTAGTTCCATTTGGAGAAGCTTTAAAATCATATTCTTTATCTGTAGCCGGATTAGATTCCAATGCAATTACAAATTCAACGGTAGCAGCACAATCATTAGCCGAACTAGCTAATAATTTACCTAACAGTGGAGGATTAGTAAGTTGGTTTACCGGTGACAATGACATGGCAACATTCGGGGCAAGTTTAGTATCATTTGGTCAGAACTTTGCTACTTATTCGGATTATATGAAGAATGTTGATGCTGGAATTGTAACCACAACAACAAACGCTGCAAATTCCATTGTTGAACTTCAAAATAGCTTACCAAAAGAGGGTGGTTGGTTCTCCGATGACATGACTTTATCTGATTTTGGTAGTGATATGAGTACCTTCGGATCGTACTTTGCTTCGTATTATTCTTATATTTCAGGAATAAATACGGCACAATTAGCCAGTGTCATTCTGGAGACTGGTAATCTGGTTGCTCTTGCAAATAGTATGAATACCCTGGATACAACAGGTATGTCTAGCTTTGGAGAATCCTTGTTAACTCTTGGTAACACTGGAATTACAGAGTTTATGAATGCTTTTGTAAATTCATCCGTACAGGTAACCACAGCGGTTTCTACAATGATGAGTTACGTAGCAAGCGCAATTACAGCAAATCAGCCGACATGTGTTACTAACATGACAACATTGTCAAATGCGTTGATTACAGAACTGAGCAACAAATACGTTAATTATTACAACGTAGGTTCCATGATGTTTACATACTTAATCAATGGTATGAAGATTAAAGATCCTACGGTTAAATCGACTTGTACTCTATCTATTAGTGGTGCTATTACTGCTATGAAGAACAAGTATACCGATTTCTACAATACAGGTGCATATCTCGTACAGGGATTTATCAATGGTATTGCCGACAACATTGAATCTGCAGCACGAAAAGCAGCAGAAATGGCTAAAGCAGCATCTGATGCGGCTAAGGCAGAACTGGATATTAATTCTCCTTCAAAAGTTGGTTATTCCATTGGTGATTTCTTTGGCGTTGGTTTCGTAATGGCAATCGCTGATTATGGAAAGAGAGCATACGATGCAAGTAGAAATATGGCATCCATGGCTAAATCTGGATTAACATCCGCTGTGTCAGCTATTGCTGATTGGATTGATTCAGACATGGATACACAGCCTACGATTCGTCCGGTATTAGATTTATCAGCGGTCGAAAAGGAAGCTATGCGCTTAGATACTATGTTCACGCGTGAGCAGGCAATTGCTGCTGGTAGTGGAATTACAAGTCGTAGAACAAATTCCATTGAAGAAAATCAAAATGGAGTTAATGGTTCTACAGGTAACACGTTCACATTTACACAAAATAACTATTCGCCTAAGGCTCTTTCTCGTATCGAGATTTATAGACAGACGAAGAATCAGTTTTCGGCAATGAAAGAGGCATTAACATGATTAAATCAGTTACAGTGACAAACTACTTGGGCGATAGTATAAAACTTGAATTGACGAGGCCAGAGAAATCTGGCTTCATCATCAAGTCTATCGATGGATTAGGACCTTCGCCAGCGAATGTTAACACGACGGAGGTATCAACAAATGACGGTTCATTATTTAACTCAGCTAGGTCTAGTCAGAGAAATATTGTTCTCAAATTGCAATTTACAGAGACCATTACGGAATCTATTGAGGACATTCGACAGAAAACATATAAATATTTTCCGTTGAAAAAGAATCTTACACTCCTTATTGAGACAGATAATCGTATTGTTTCTACCGTCGGTTATCCGGAAACGAATGAACCAACTATATTTGACGCAAAAGGAGAAGGATGTTCCATTTCAATCATATGTCCGGACCCTTATTTTTATTCAGCAGGAGAAGATGGAATCAACGAAACCGTATTCTATGGTGTCCAAGCAGTCTTTGAGTTCCCTTTTGAGAACAATTCTTTAACAGAACCATTATTGGAGTTTGGCATCATCATGAATCAGACAGAGAATGTCATTACTTATCGTGGCGATTCAGAAATCGGATTGACCATTAGTATTCATGCAATCGGTGAAGCGTCAAATATCACCATTTACAATACCGGAACAAGAGAGAAAATGACTATCGATACTGATAGATTGAAAGCTTTAACTGGTTCTGGAATTATTGCAGGTGATACGATTACTATTACGACAACTAAAGGTCAGAAAGGAATCACCCTACTTAGAAATGGTAGGATTACCAACATTCTTAACTGTTTAAAACGAGGTTGCAATTGGTTTACATTAGCAAAAGGTGATAATATCTTTGCTTATTCTGCTGAGACAGGTAGCAGTAATCTTCAGTTCCGTATGGAGAACAAAATTATATATGATGGGGTATAAAGATTATGGAAATTTATGTATTAAATACAAATTTCGAATCTGTCGCCGTTGTAGATGAATTTGAATCTCTTATTTGGACAGACCGCTATGACGAAGCTGGTGACTTTGAGTTATATATGTCTATGGATAAGAGATTACTGGAATACTTGAGGAAAGATTACTATCTATGGAACGCAGATTCGGAACATATGATGATTATTGAAGGAATCAATATCGTATCAGACGTAGAGGAAGGAAACAAACTCATTGTATCCGGACGTTCATTAGAATCTATTCTGGATAGAAGGATTATATGGGGTCAGAGAGTATTAAAAGGATTACTCCAAGATGCTATTCACACCCTAATAAATGAATGTATCATTTCTCCTGAGATTTCCGAAAGAAGAATTGACAATTTTATATTTGTCGAAAACATTGATCCTCGAATTACCGGACTTACAATTGATACTCAGTATACCGGTGATAATTTATATGATGTCATTCAGACATTATGCGAAAAGAATAATATCGGCTTTAAGATTGTTTTAAACGATTCTAATCAATTCGAATTTTCACTTTATTGTGGAGAAGACCGTTCGTATGAACAGTCAGATAATCCATATGTTATATTTTCCCCCGATTTCGAAAACATCATAAATAGCAATTATCTGGAATCCAACAAAGTTATGAAGAATGTAACACTTGTTGCTGGTGAAGGAGAAGGTGCTGCTCGAAAGACAAAAACTGTTGGAAGTCATAGTGGATTGACTAGACGAGAACTGTTTACAGATGCTCGCGATATTTCTTCAGATATTAGTGACGGACAAACTCTGACAGATGCCGAGTATTACGAACAGTTAGAACAGAGAGGAACTGATAATTTATCGGAGTATAAGGAAGTGGTTTCGTTTGAGGGAGAAGTTGAAGCAACGAGAATGTTCAAATATGGAGAGGATTTCTTCATAGGAGATATTGTTCAGATTGCAAATGAATATGGACACGAGGGGCAAGCTTGTATTTCTGAGTTTGTAATGTCTCAGAGCGAAAGCGGAATCTCTATGTATCCTACATTTAAAACAATCCAAAAAGACGGGGAAGGAGATGATATTTAATGAGCAAGATAACAAATCCAGAATTGGAGAGTAGCGTTACTTGTGGATTTTATAACAGTCTAGGCGATAGAAAATATGATGCGATTCAAATGTCAGAGATGTTTGATGGAATTATTAATGACGGTATTTTTGCATCTATTGGAACTGGTTTTGTTGTAAAAGCTGATACCGGAAACATTGTAAATGTTGGTATTGGAAAAGCATGGTTCAATCATACCTGGACAAAGAATGATGCTATTTTACCAGTAACTTGTGAAGAATCGGAAGTTCTTTTGGATAGAATCGATGCAATTGTTATTGAAGTAAATACGTTGAATGAAGTCCGAGATAATTTTATTAAACCGATTAAAGGAACGCCATCTAGCGAACCTGTTAATCCTACTTTATCAAAGAGCGGAAATGTATATCAGCATGCTCTTTGCTATATCTATCGCAAAGCAGGGTCAACAGAAATTACGCAAGCCGATATCACAAATGTAGTCGGTTCAGAAGAAACACCATTTATTACAGGATTAATGCAAACAATTTCTTTGAGCGAACTTCTTGGTCAGTGGGAAGATGAACTCGATCAGTTTGTAGCTTCTGAAACAGCTGACTTTGATGCCGATTATCAGATTTTAAAGAATAATATGGAAGCGGCAGCAGCAGTATTAACAGAATGGACAAAGAGTGAGCAGGCAACATTCCTCGATTGGTTTAATTCCATGAAAGGACAATTGAGTACAGATGCAGCAGGTAATTTGCAGAATCAAATCGATAAAGCAAATATAGAAAGCATCCTCGTCAATGGATTACCATCTGGAACAAAGATATTTTCAGATGATGGAACAACCATAACAACGACGGATGAAAACGGTTCTGTTTTAGAGAAAGTATTTACCGAAGAATTCACAAAATGTACATCAACACTGAAAGATTCTAACGGTTCTATCATAGCCACATTGGTAAAGACATTCTCTACAGACGGTAGAACAATATCAAGCACACTCACAATTATTTAGTTATAAAAACGAAAGGAGATTTCAAAATGGCAGAAGAAGATCTGATCTATGGTAAAAATAGACACATGTTTGGAGGAATCGAACCCTCTAATATGCTTGGGTTTAAAGCAATATCTAGTTATGACGTCGCAACATCAAAGGCTCGTATAAAGATTATTGCCGAATTACCAAATGACACAGTAATCAATAACCAAACATTATGTACAGTTTCCGGTGCAATTATTAGAAAGAAAGCCGGAAGTTATCCAAAGGATGAATTTGATGGTACGTTGATAGCGGATATCAAAGAGAATACCGAAATCTATGATACAGACGTAGTAATCGGTACGACTTACTATTATGCAGCATTCCCCTATACTTCACAAGGAGTATACAACAGGAATAAAGCGAATCGAGCAATGGTTTTAGCTCAGAAGTATTTATATTTGTATGGATATGATTTGACGATTTCGGATAACAATCCTGCAACAAGAGTCACATATCCTTCAGATGTTGATAACGCAGCTTTTGAAGCAGCTGGTATGAATTTCACAACTAGTAAGTTCAACTATGGTGGATGGCCTAGCACTCCTGGTGAAAAATTCATGCCTCGTCCTTGTATGCTTAGATTCGATGGAACAGTTGCAGAATATCTCGATCCGGATGATTATACCAAGACTGTTGACGGTGCCGCTTCTAAAGTAGCAACTACTACATTCATGGGTAATGCTATGATGGAGTGGGGTAAAATCTACACTCATAGAGAAGTAGTTGATGGGGTTTATAAATTCCGTTGCTCAGATATTCCTCTTGGTGACGATTGGGATTGTTGGTGTAATTACGATAAGAATAACAATGTTATCGAACATTTCTATACACCTATTTATTTCGGCTCAAATGTCAGTAGCGTTCTTCGCTCTATTTCTGGACAGAGTAATTATGTAAATAATACTGCTCAATCCGAAATCAATCTTGCAGTTGCAAACGGTGATGGATGGTATACAGAGGTATTGGCTGATAGACTTCTTATTCAGGACTTACTGGTTCTTATGGCTAAGAATACAGAGCTTCAGAATATTTATGGTACGGGAAGATGCTCAAGTAGTAATTCAAGTGCTATTGGTCAGGGCACTATGAATACCAAAGGAATGTTCTGGGGCGACAAATCTCAAACCAATGGCGTTAAAGTATTTGGTATGGAAAACTGGTGGGGAAATCTTTGGAGAAGAACTGCTGGTTGGATAAATGCTAATGGTACTCAGAAAATTAAAATCACTGCTGGTACGCATGATGGTTCTACAGCAAATGGATACAATCTGGATGGTTCTGGATATATCACAGTTGCAGATGCTACACCAGCAGGAACTTCAGGTGGTTACATTAGCGAAATGAAGACATTACCATTTGGACGAATCCCATTTAAAGCAAGTGGATCAGCAACTACATACGAGGCAGATGGTCTGTGGTTCGATAATGGAAAGGTAGATTACGCTCTTGTTGGTGGCGGCTGGAACCACGCGTTGCTTGTTGGTCCCTTCGCGTCTAATCTGGACGCTGCGGCGTCGGTTGCGAACGCGGGCATTGGGGCGGCTCTCTCTTGTAAACCGCTTGCGGTATAGGAGAGGACGGGAGAACCTTAGGTTCGCCGGCTGAACAGAAATTCAAAATAATGTAATAAATCGGGGTATATGCTGCGCCTCGCTAT